AATGGATACTGTCATTTTTTGAAGAAGTCTGATGAAGACTTAGATTGTGGTTTGATTTGGGATGGTGTTAAAGAATGTACTATATTTACTGAAGTCAATGAATTTAACTGGACTAGTGGTAGAAAATATAGGGAAGCCATGAAAAAGTTCTTTACAAGAATATCTCTTTGGGGTACAATACCAAATTCATATACATTCATGGAGAAGATTGATTTAGTTCTTCATGGAAAGCTTTGTCGTTGTAAATTTTGCCACAAATATTTCCTGACTGATAATGAAGCAACTAACGTAACACAATGTTCAACATGTTGGTTTGCAAAGATGCGTAATCGTAAACTTAACAGCAAAGCATACAATAGTATGCCAGACGAAGTAATTAAAAGGAGTTCTGAGGATGAGTAAGACTTTCAAAGAAGACTACTATGGTGATGATGGTTGGGGAAAAAAGGTGATTGGAAAGTCAATCAGGAAGACAAGACACAAAGTAAAAGATTATCTTAGACAAATAGAAGCTGATGATATAGATGAAGATTTTGATATTGATGAAGAAATAATTGAAGACTAATTGAAATCCTATTGAAAGGGAGTTTATTATGGGTGAGATGGAACGCTCCAATGGTTCATTGGACAGTGTAAGAGAACTGGACGCTGTTGATTGCAAGAAAATTATCAACATCACTCCTCACGACCAAGCTATGATGTTTGTTGGTATTCATGGTATTGGTAAGTCAGAGTTCATCAAGAAGCATTTTGAGGACCAAGGATACTCTGTTATCATGCTTTTCCTTGGACAAATGGCTGATGCTGGCGACCTCATCGGTCTCCCTGACCGTACCACCGTTACTTTCAGTTATGGTGGAGAAGAAGTATCCCAAAAGATAACCGAGTTCTGTCCTCCTAAATGGTGGCCCCGTGATGATAATGCGAAGCTTGTTATCTTCCTTGACGAGTTCAACCGTGGAAAACAAGAAGTCTATCAATGTATTATGGACATGGCCCTCAACCGTCAGTTGAATGGAATGAAACTTCCAGCTCAGACACGTATCATAGCCGCAATCAATCCTCTTGACGATAAGTATGGATACCAAGTAACCGAACTTGACCCTGCTCTTCTTGACAGATTCAATGTCTATGGGTTCTCTCCTTCACGTAAAGAATGGATTTACTGGGCAATTGACGCAAAGGTGAATAAGCTCGTGATTTCTTTTGTCGCAAAGAATGGAGCAATCAATCTTGACCCTCCTTCAAACGGAAAGATGGGAGTAGTCTATCCTTCAAGACGTTCTTGGGTTCGGCTAAGCCGAATTATGAACGACCATCCCGAATTGCTTAGTGAAGAGGAATTCGTTACTCTTCGTGATGTTTCAGTTGGTATTGTTGGTGAGAGCGCATCCGCCGCCTTCTACTCATTTCTCAAAGAGCAAAAGAAAGGTATTCACCCCGGTCGTGTTGTCACTGCTTGGAATGATGAACTTGAAGTCAAGGTTCGTTCTTGTAACAACCAAGAACTTCTTATGTTCAATGCTGAACTAGCGATGCACCTTGAAGAAGAAGAGAAGCAATACTTCGGTGATACTGTGAGTTCTAAACAAAAGGGGCTATATGGTTATAATGTTTGGCAGTATCTTTCTTGTGTACCAAGGGAAATCATGGCTGACCTATATGATTATATCGGTGATGCTACTGTTGAACATAAAAAGACTTGGCCAGACTCTTTGTTGAGTTCTAGCCCACACCAATTAGTCGATAATTTTATAGATATAGTGCATGGGAAGTCTAAAGAAGATAAAGAGAACGAAGAACATTTTAAAGACCCTGACCTTGATGATATTCTCGGCAACGATGGAGAATAGTTTCTAATAAAGAAACAATATTATCTTTGTAGGAAATTCTTATAAGGGTAATATTGTTTTCTTTACAGAATTTATTTTTGGTATCATCATTGATTTTTAGTTTTTCAAAATTTTGGTGAGCGTCTTTAAAATTTATACCATTAAAACAAACAGGTTCAAAATGTTGTCTTCCGTCAAATTCAATACAAGTATTAAATTCGGGTAGATAAAAATCAAAAGGAAGTTTATTTTTGATACCTTTACAATCATCAAATGTTTTTTGGGTTTTGAAAGATATCTTTTGTTTCTTTAGACATTTTCCAATAAACAATTCTCCTTTGGAATGATTACACTTTGGACAACCAGCTCTTGCGTTGACGTGATTATAAAAAGCTTGGAAGAATTCTCCATGTTCTGGACAAATGATTGGAACTTTGTGTCGTGAGTCAACATAACATTCTTCTGATTTGGAATAGTCATAAAAGAAATCGTGAACCAAATTGGCTTTGTCTTTGAAATATTTGAATGGTTTAGTCTTTTCTTTAGATGTTTTTTGAGACTTACATTTGGAACAACCGGATTTATTATATAAGTGGTCGCTAAGATTTTGTTGAAACAAACCATGATAAGGACAAACGATATCAATTTTCATTCTCCTATTAATATAAACAAAATTTGGATAATCATACTTTGAATTATGAATTTTGTTAGCTCTGTTTAGAACTTCTAATTTTGTAAGTTTGTTTGGCATTTGGTTCCTCCAGTAAGGATAAGAAGATGTGTAGAGATAATCTTTGTACTGGCAAAGAAACCCTGGCCGGGGCTGTCTCTCTACTATAATAGTATTTATATTTTCTATTGACAGATTTTGATGAATATATTATAATTAAAATAAAGAAAGGAGTACGAATAATGTCAAGAGTTCAAGAAGTTAGAGATAGAATTGGAGAAATTGAAACGGTTTTTCGTAAACATGAAATAGAAAAGTTTGCTTTAGAAAATGAATTGCTTGAATTAAAATTTGATGTATTGACTAGCACATCAGCACTTGTGGAATCTGACTGGCGTACAATGTATAGTTCGGATGATGGTCTGGTTTTGTTTTCAGATGTTGAACGTCATACAAAATTAGCTGATTTATTTGAGACAGATTATCATTGTGGTGTTGACATGAGAGGATTACAAATAAGTTTTTCTGATGGTGATATCTCTCTTGCTTTTTCAGATATTCAATATGCTTTGGAATTTATAAAGAAGCATAATCTTAAAATAGATTTAAAAGAGATAAAACGAGAAATAAGAAAGTCTATAGAAAGAGCAGAGAAACTCACAGATTTTGTTAATATGATAGGACAATAAAAAATGGCTGACCTAGATAAAGCTCAAAAGAAAATAGATTCTGTTATCTTCAAGCTTTGGCGCCGCGATAATGTTTTATTTGGCGCACTTTGCTTGCTTGATAAGATTCCAGACCCCGGATATGACACTATGGGTATTGATGTTGGGAACAGTGATAGAGTCTCTCTTAGATACAATCCCAACTTTGTCAATACAATTTCAACCGAGAGGCTGGAGTTAGTTCTTGTCATAGAAGGTTTCAGAGTCCTACTAAGACATTGTACAACCAGACTAAGAGAACCTGCTCACATCTCTCAGTTGGCTTCCGGTTTGGCAATCCACGAACTTATGAACTCAGACCTTGAGAAGTTACTCCAAGGGCTTGACGAAGTAACTCCAGCACCACAAAGATTTGGTCTTAATCCAAATGAGGCGTTTGAAGAATACTACCGTGGACTGCTTGACAAGTCTGAAGAGACTGAACAAATGATAAAGCAGATTTGGAATTCAATGTCGGATGAAGAAAAAGAAAAAGCCATTCAACAAGCAATGCAAAAAGAAAAAGAAAATGATGAACAACAAGAACAAAACTCCGACCAAGATAACTATCAGCAGTTTGAAAACGAACAAGAGGCAATGAAAGCCCACACTAACCCCAATGGAAATGCTAACCAAAAATGGGGAAAGAACAACGGGTTTGATGCTGATGTCAAATCATTCGTTGACAAAGTGAGACACAAGACTCGTCAGTGGGGAAAATATACTGGAACGTCACAATCACAGATACTTGCCGCAATTGACCCAAAGGTTTCGTGTTCGGATATCATAAGGAAGTTCAACTGTTCTATTATGACTGGTAAGTCGATCCCCTCCCGGATGAAGGTAAACCGCAGATGGGATATTGAAAGACCGGGTTACAGAAGGATTTATAAGCCGCATGTTATCTTCGCGACTGATAGTTCTGGTTCAATGGATGATAAGGATCTTGCTCACGGCTTTGCGGTTATCAATAAGCTACTTCATTACGCACAGATTACTTTCGTTGAATTTGATACTGAAATCAAGAAAGTGGAAAAGAACTTCAACAGAGCTCGCAAGACATTTCAAGTTTTTGGTCGTGGTGGTACTGACTTTGAAAAGATAATGAGCATGGCTGACAATGAGAAAGTAGACGGTCTAATAGTTTTCACGGACGGTTATGCCCCTGCCCCACACCAACCTAATTGTAAAGTTCTTTGGTTGATGCAATCAAAGGGAGCAAAGCCCCCGGTATCATGGGGTATGGTGGCTCATCTGGACCGATTTGAGGACTCTAGAATGTTTTAAAAAGTTTCATTAAGGATAAATACATTTGAGGGGAGTGCCAGTCTATCAACATGGGGGTGAATGGCACTGAAAATTTGGCCGGAGGCCATATGGATAAAAAGACTGCTTATTTGTTTTGTAAATTCCTCCAAGTTGAAATGAAAAAGATTGATGAAGACAAGTGGTATGAAGGAATACGTAGGGAAGCAGACCCAGGACAAGAGTATATTGTAGATTGGATTAATCGCAATGCTGCTGATTTTAGAGAAAAATATGAACATAGTTGTTGTCAACATTGTCAACATTGGCTTGAATGCGGGCATCAAGTAAAAAAGGATTGTGTGAATTTCGGATTTGATGAAAAGGA